AGTTTCCACAAGAGGTCTAATGCCGGCGAAGTCTTTGTTAATCCTTTAACGTATGTTAAAGAAACGATGCATTGCCGTGGAACGGGTCGCATGAAATGGACTCGGACAAACGGCTGGGTATACGAGAATCACGGTCCGGGAGAGACGACGTTTCAATTGTCGAAAATCCCAAACTACATGGTCGGCGTTCCTGCCGATCCCAGTAGTACCTACTCGTTACCTGATAGCTCAATGCATAAAGCTTTGGGCAATGTGGATCGTTCGCCGTACGCGTTTGCAGAGGACATCGCTGAACTACACGAAACTCTTCGATTTTTGAAGAACCCCTTAGGCTCGATCAGGAAGTTATCTGATGAGTTTAGTGGGGAAGTGTATAATTTGATGACACGCAGAAAGTACTTAGACCGTGCAAAGGCTATCGCCGATGTGTGGTTGACGTATCAATTTGCGTTTTCTCCGCTGCTTCGTAGCTCGCAGGATGCCGTTAAGGCATACAACGAAAAGACTTACCGCTCTAAAAGGCGGACAGCTCGTGGTTCCGAAACTTTTTCGGGTACCGACTCAACCGGACTTACAACCATAAACGGTTGGAAATCTACCGCTTCTGTTAAAATAGAAGAGGAGGTTCGGGCTGGAATCTTATACGAAGTCGCCAATCCTTTAAACGACTGGCGTTACAAGTACGGTTTGAGATTCAAAGATATACCTGAGACTATATGGGCAGTATTGCCATACAGCTTTATGGTAGACAGGATCACTAACATCTCGCAATCAGTGAGAGGTTTGGTGTCTTTCTTGGATCCCAATGTGAAGATACTCGGCGCGTGGACTACAACACGTAGAAAACGAACGGAGGAACGGAGCTATCAAGGCTTCCAGAACTCCATAGTCGCGTCCATACAGTATGAGGAACCCGATTTTCAAGTAAAGGAAACTTTTACCTTTACTCGGGAACCTCAGACTATCGAGATCGGAGACTTCGTTCCGCAAGTGCGGCTCGAAGGTCTGATCAATTCAACCACAAAAATCGCCGACCTCGCTGCTTTAATTCTACAGCGAATTAGGTGATCTAACCCTGGAGGCTTAAAATGCCTTTATCATCTGGTAGTATCCCAGTTGGGGCCACGTACGCACCGACAGGTGGGTCTGCAACAAGTCTTGTCTCTCTCGGAATGACGAGTGACTCGAATAAGTTGTTCATTGACGATAGCTCGGACCTCATTATGAGGAAAACCGCGCTTGCAACGTCAAAGGCTCCGGTACCTAATGCTAGTGCGCCTAACGGCTACACTCAGCAAAGGTCCACCATCGTGTTCCATGTTCCATATCTTTTGGACAATGGTTCCGTCACAAAGAATTCAGTTAAGGTCGAGATTGCTTTCGATCCTGAAACTGATGCAGCGGGCCGCGCATTTTTGCGTGAACTCGTGGCACATTGTGGCGACGACGCAGACTTTGATGGTCTGTTCGATGATGGTTCTGTAGCATGAGCGCTCGCGGAGGTTTTATTTCTCCGCGGTACGCTTTCATCCTTGCGTGCCTAGCCGATATTACAGCTTGTAATTCGGTGAAGCCGCTTGATGATTATGCTATGGAGCATAACTTGTACGGAAAACAGGTCTGTAATAACGACCTTCCGACAGTTGTGCAGGAAGACGTCCTCGTTAGAGGATGTCCAGCCGGTGAGATTGCTAACATAGAAGGAAATATCCAAAATGAAAGCAAACGTGAAACGGGCGGCCAAGAACAGGCCGTTCCGACCCAAGAGGAAGCTCTTTAATCCTGACGAAATAGTGACTACTATTAGTCAGTTACTTAATCGCGACCTATCCTCCGCCCAACAGTTGTATGGTGGAGGCAATTCACTTCAAGCATTTTGCTTGGAGAGCCAGAAGAGTTGTACCCTTAAAAAGTACAATTCTATAGCAAGTGATGACGGCAAGTTGGAGAGAGAGGCTTTTTCAGCTTTTCTCCTCACGAACCAACGGATGGGCGAAGTTAACCGGAGTTTCCGGGTCCCTCGCGACATTCCAATGGCTCACCTGACCTCGCATGAGCGAATGCTCAAACGGGCCCGTGCCTTAGTGCACTGGACTGTGCGGGATATCACTTGGGAAGAATTAGCCGAAAACACTACTCACTCGAGTGGTGTCACAAGGGGTGTCAAGTTTTCCGACACTTCCCTTGAGGCTAAGTTCTCCTGGCCTCTTAGCTCTACGCAAGAGGTGGCTTCTTTATATCGTCAATACTTGGTGCATGATAAACTTTTGTGCACCGCGATCCAAGAAATGAATTTGGACCGCCTAACACGAGAAGGAAAAATACTCGTGGAAGAATACGACATAGTTGAAGCGTCGCGTGCTACGACCGTACCAAAAACATCCACGAAGCGGCGAATGATTGCCATCGAGCCGACTCTGAATATGTATTTTCAGCAGTCGTTGATGGCCATCTTATATTCAAGGCTCCGTGAGGTGGGTTTGGACGTAGAGAGTCTACCCCAGAGACATCAGGATCTTGCTTGGCAAGGGTCGATAAGTGGAAATTTCTCCACCATTGACTTCGCGTCAGCTAGTGATTGTGTCTCGATAGAACTATTGCGGTATTTATTACCGCCGCGATGGTTTGAGTACGTAACCAAGCTCCGCTGCCCAAGGATGGAAATCCTGGGAGAAACAGTGGAGTTGAACATGGTGAGTACTATGGGGAACGCGGGAACGTTTCCGCTGGAGACTCTCGTATTCTGGGCAATTGGGGTGGCGACAGTCATGCAGCGAACGCGGAAGAATCCATATTCCCTTCTCAGTTTACCTGAGGAGCGGGACTTGGTGTCCGTGTTTGGCGATGACTGTATCCTACCGACTGTGGATGCGCAAGCCTTTATGGCGAACGCTGAAGCGGTTGGATTCTCCGTTAATACAGAAAAATCGTATTTTTCGGAGGGCCCCGGTTTCCGGGAGAGCTGTGGTGGTGATTTTTACCACGGTTCATATGTGCGCCCGTTATATATAAAGGCGCCTACCTCAACCTCGATGAGTGCTCTCGAGCCTTGGTTGTACATAATTATGAATGCCACTTTAAAGAAATACATTTCGTATTTCGGTGAGCAAACGTA